TGATCTTCGGCGCCAACTCCGTGAAGTTCAGAAGTTTCAGGATCGGGTGGTAGAGAATTTCCCGGAAGATGCGTTTGATTTCGGCTTCAACGTGTTCGAATTCAACCGGCACACCCGCGATAGCCCTGAGCGAAATTTCGGTAATCACGGCTTCCGTTTCCTTTCGTTTGGCACGGCGGAGATTAGGAACAGGAAGCCCGTCCAGAGACCGAAGCCAATCCCGATGAAGATGCAAAGCTTTGCCACCGCCATGCACGTCAAGGCGTCACCACGGAAAGCTTGGGGCGCATAGATAGCGGCTTCACCGGCACGCGCATTTCACACCCGTCAGCGGATACGGTTGGGCGCCCGCCGTCCATGCCGGGCAGAAGCCCCAGGAATTCGAACGGGCAGCCGCAAGACTTGCATTCAACGCGCAGATCCGTTTGGTAGCTAACCACCATGCCAGTGGCGTCAGTCAGCCGGTAGACACCAACCGAAGCGATGAATTCTTGGTGGTCGCAGTTCATGCGTTCCGGGCTCGCGCCACGACGGCCACGCCGAACAGTGTGCCCGCGGCAAGGCACAAGACCGCTACCACGCCAACCATGATGGCCGCAAAACCGTGGTCTTTTGCGATGTCGCCGGCTTGCCAGGCCAGCGCAATGGAACTGGCGAAGTTGCACGATGACGCAACGGCCCACCAAACTAGCGTCTTTGTTTTCGTGTTAGTCATTGAGAGCCGGGCTTGGTTCGTCATCATCCGTCTTTTCTACCTTCTTGAAGGTTCCGGCGGATAGGCTTCACGCTCTGAAGATTCCACCATTTTCTTTCAACTCCGGATCGTCCAAAGCTTCCTGGCGCTGCGCCGCCCGTTCCGCGTCAATGCGGTCAATTTCCGCTTTCGCCACGCCGATCAGCTTCCCCTGATTCTCCCGCGTAGCGAACACAAGATCGGGCTTGCTCATAGCGATTTTGATTTCAGCGGCTTGCTTTGCGGTTACTGCTACCGGCAACGTCGGGAGACAGCACACCTTGAACTTCCGTTCGCTGAGACACGGACACGGGCGGTTGCGGTCCAGCGTGCGAAGTGGATTCCACTCCATACCCGGCATAAGTGCGAGGGCTTGCCGACGTATCGTATTGGGGGACACCCGGAGTTCCTCTTTGGCGGTCAAGGTCGGCTTGGTGTCCGGATCTTTGCTCTGCATTTAGTCTCTCCTGTTCCTGGTCTTCGGCGGTGTATTTTTCGAACTTGGCGTCCAGCGTCTTGACCGAAATATCGAGAGCCCGCGCCGTTGCTGATTTGTTCTTCTGAAAGTGCGCGAACGCTTTGATGATCACCTGTTTTTCAATGTCTTCCAGCGTTACCCCGGGGCTCCACACAATGTTTCCATTCATCCGTCTTTTCTCCCTTCCTGAAGTGGTGCGCTACCGTTGCGCTTAATCTGATCGTCCCTGATCGCCTTGCCAACCCACATATAGAATTCTTCCAACTTGTCGATGGCGCGCTCATGGAAATCCGCCTTTTCCGCGTCCGTGTCTTCGGCGCGTATCGAATCCATGACGTTGTGGAATTCGCGCATTTTGATCAGCGCCAATGCTACCGGGCGCCCAACTTTGCCAAGCCCCGCCGCCAGGTGCCCTAGCTCAGTGACAATCTGGTCAATTTCGTATTTGCCCAAGTTGCCTTCAACTTGCTGCACCAAAGTTTTGAAGCGGGCTTGCAGTTGTGTTGCCGTGTAGTCATAGGCCACGTAATCAAATCGGCTCATTCTTCTTCGTCCCCTATCAGTGCGGCTTCCAGTTCAAGGTCCAGGGCTTCTTCGGGCGTGTCACCGTCGTCATAGTATTCCTGGTAGTGCTCAGGGCGCCCCACTAGGTCATGCGCCACTTCAAGCGCCAGCTTCAGAAGCGATTGCCACCACTGATCGAAGTTTTCATAATCCTTCGTAGCCAGCGGATCTTGCATCACCCAACCTTTCTTTTACGGAAGCGCGGGACGAAGAACACGGCGCCAGTGGCGTTCTTCGCGGGCTTCGCTTCTTTGGCTGCCGTCGCCGGTTTTTTGCCCTTGGGCGCGGCGCCGCCACCAGTCCCACCAACTGCGCCGCCCGTTTCTTCTTCGTCCACTTCCGCGTCCACCCCGGCTATCACGTCTTCAATTTCCGGATCATCCGGGTTGATCTGATCGGTTGTGGTGTCCAGGGTGATATCGAACAGGGCGCCTTTGTTACAGGCGTCACGGAATTCCAGCGTGGTGATTTCCCCGGCTTGCTTGGCCTGAATCAGCCTGGTGAACTTCTGCGTTTTGACCACTTCAACTTGATCGGCGCTCAGTTCGCGCAGCGGCTTGAACATGACGGATAGGTCATCGGGCACGAAGCCGAACAGTTGTTGGCAGCGCAGTTCCGCCACGCGCAACACGTCGAACTTGATCTTATGACGCACGGTTGCTTCAACCATGCTGTTGTAGACTTCGATATCATCTTCACCAGAGTTGAACCCGCTGGCCGAAATGCCGAAGATCTTCGTAAGCGGCATACGCAGATCAGAAGCAACCTGCATACGAATCCCCGCCATGGCTTCGGCGAGCCCGGCGAAAGACAGTTGCTTGTGGTCGAATTCGTCGTCGCCGTCCAACACCACGGCGTTGTTGTAGTTCTTCTGCCAGTTGGCAAGCTGCACCCGCTCCATAATGCGCCGCGTGCCGTCCGGCGAAAGAAGCGTGTTCACCAAGCCTTTCAGCTTGAACACGTCTAGCTTGAATTCGTCCAGCACTTCGAAGCCTAGATCAGTGGCCTTCAGGTATTGGTTGATGGAGCGCACCAGCACTTCAACAACGGAGAGCCCCCAACCGCGAAGGCGCGGGCGAATGAACGACGGCGCTTCCTTGCCCTTCATACGCATGACGCGGGTGACGTGGACTTGCTGGCTGTAGTAGTTGAAGTGCTCTATTCCCGCGTCATCGGGGATTTGAACGTCATGCCCTTCGTCTAGCTGCATATCGCCGTACAGTTCCCACATATCGACGGCACGGAATTCCAGCACTGATTCTTCGTCAATGGCTGCCAAGTCCAGCGGTTCTTCCGGATCTTGATCGGTAAGCACCAGCGTTCCAGCGCCACCAAAGAGGCGATTCCACTTTGCCGCCTGGGCGATGACACCTAGATCATTTTGACGGTCCATGGTGGTAAGCAACTGCGCTATTTCTTCTTCGTCCAGTTCCTTGGACTTGATTTCGATTCCGCCCTTCATGGCGTCATCAACCGGCACGTCCACAATGGTTTGGATCAGCCCGATTTCCGCATATGCCTGGCAAAGCATTTGTCGGAAGTTGGACACCAAGTAGTAACGCAAGTTCTTGAAGATCGTCCCTGCTTCCGAAATCTGTTCGACGTGGGGGTTGCCAACGCCGAACGGCGCATTGCCGCCACCGATTCCGGTGCCAAAGCCGATGGCATCGGCGAGCCCGTTGGTGGTCGTTTCGTTCTGTACCACTGGGACACCAGCGGTTGCCGGCGCCGTCACGTTACCGGGTGAATGTCTGCGCCCCTTGCTCATTGGTCCCTCATTGGTTACAGAACGTCAAACGTCGAATTATTGCCGCTCAGTTCGTTAAATGCGCCGGAAAGTGTGTCCACGATATCATCATGAGCGCCTTCCGGGAAGTTTTCTAGTTCCTTGAAAAAGGCTTCATTCCAAGGGGCACGCACCACGCGCACGTTGCCGTTTTCCGCCTGGGCGCTTACCGGCTTGGCGCGTGCTTCTTTGTTCTTCGTCATGCGCTCGGTCTTCACCATGAAGCCGGCCAGCATTCGGATGAAGTTGTCCGATTCCGCAACACCCGCGGAGCCCGGATCAACCTGCGACATTACAACGGTGTTATGCCCGTCATGGCTCGCCACGTTTCGCACCAGTGTTTCTACTTGGCCAGGCGAATCTTGCAGCGATTTTAGATCCGCAACAACCCAGGAACCGTCAGCGTATTTGAGAAGTTTTAGCCCGCGTGTCCAGTCTGGGTCGGTGTTTTCCGGGTTTGGCCTGGTGGCGGCACGGTCCCAGAAGCGGATCGAAGCGATGTGGCCGGCAGGAACCGCGGTGATGACCGGGAACCATTCGCGCTGGAAGTACATGCCGGCGCTGGCGCGAACGTTCCAGTTCCCGTCCTTCAGCCGCTCCCGGTCCACCTTGGACAAGGCGTTCAGGTTGGCTTCGTAGGAAGGATCTTTCTCCATTAGGATTTGGTTGTCTTGCAGCTTGGACGGAATGAACGTCAGGGACTTCGGCAAAGAGGCTTCGCCGTAACGGTC